AAACATGAATTGGAATATCCGGTAATCAATATTAATGGAGATAAAAATTATAACCAAGATGTGACTTATGGATTCATTCCTAAAAGTGGAAATAGATCCAGTAGCGAAACCAAGGCAGACTCAAGCGGATCGTTGGAAACAACTCTCAGAAAGAGACTAGACAGTTCGCAGACGATCTAAGAGAAACCGCAAGTAATAAGAATAAAAAGTCTAAAAAGAGGCTGAAAACTTGGTTAACACACCTTTTCAAAACACAAGCACAAAGGAATTAGATGAAGTATAGAATAGCTGTAATGCACGAACGTCCTCAGATTATTGAGGGCAACGCACACGATGTCGTTACTCAATTACGAAAATCTACATTGATCATTGAACCTGACAATACTGTTTACAAAGACAGAGTCGCACAACGCATTCTGGATCTTGATGAATGGCTTATACCAACATACGACGACGATGAGTTTGTTAAAGCACTGATTGCTACGGGTGCGATTAAACCGATACATTGAGAAGGAGTCAAATGAGTTATTTAAAAGTATTCGTATTCTTATTAGCTAGCAATGATAACCCTACGATTAAAGTAGTAGGTAAGTATCTAGAAGATGCTAAAGAGATTAGATCTTATTTTTGGGATTACTACGATAGAGAAGAGAAATTATGGGGGTCGAAGGAGAATTAAAATGTCTAATTTTATAATAGGGGTGGTTATGACTGTTGGGAAAAGGAAGTCGAAATCTTGGCGAAAACGCTCACCACGATGTTGTATTTGTACGACATATCGTCACCTTGGCAACACCAAAGGCAGGTTTTCTCATGCCTATTGGAGACAATCTGAACGGATAAGATAGTTCGTTCCACATTATATGGTTACTTGTTTACACGTAACCTATAACCAACCTCTGCGAAAGGATGCTTTATGATCCAGCGCATGTCAGGTAAGAGCAAAAAGGGGAAGGCTCTTACTGTGACCCAACACAATGACCCCTTAACGCACAAAGCTTCATCTGAAGACCAGCCTGTGTTTGTTGTTATGGATGGGAAGGATGTACTTGTGCAGACTCTCGACTGGAAGGTAGCGTTCCGCTTCTTTCAGATGAACAGAGGGTAGATAACTGGCCCTTTCGAGGGCCTTTCATTTGAGGAATCCATATGCCTAGCTTAGATGATAAAGTAGCGCTCTCTCTTGAGCGTGGCCTACTTCACTACAGGTATGGTTATAAAACATGTCAACAAAAACTACAAACTACTGTGAATAATGATGGCGAAATAGTTTTGACTGATAAGTTCTTCAGGTTGTCAGAGCTGAGGAAATTGCGCTTGGATTTACGGGTCCAAGCGGGTGCGTCCCAGTATTTGGTATACAAAGACCCTACGGTTTTCATCGCAATGGTACATAGCGAGATATCGCATACGTATTTGTGTGGCGTTAAACACCATCCATTTTGGGTCCCAAATTCTGTGGATATAGAGGAGTCGGAAATATGCGAGTGTTGCCCCCCGCCTAAAGACCTAAAGGTGATCAGCATGAGTCGGTTGCAGGCTCATTGGAGAACTAGAAAGCATGTCTGCACAAAGTGGCAGATAACTGTTGGACAGCTTAAAGAAGGCATTCAAATGCTGAAGATGAAACTCAGACTAATGGGGGTCAATGTTCAAAATTGAAATACATCATGATCGACGGGTATTAGCCGATGTTGTACAGAAACTTGTACAAACATTACCAGACCAAGAGCAGATGGTTGTTCGTCTGTTTTTTGGGATCAACGAAAGCGAGCATACTGTTGAGGAGATATCTAATCTGATGAGGCTCACAACCCAGAGAATATACCAAATTAAAGGGTCTGCATTTAAGCGTCTTGCGAAGAAACAAAACCTGAGAGCTATACAGAAGCAGATGGTTGGCTATGTCTGATTTCGAGTGCGCTGATTGTGGAAAGGCAACTCATTCTGAAATGATGCTGAATCGGCAGGTAATCTTTGATCATGAGAAAATCATTCGGGATGACGGAGCTGTATGCATAGGTGTCGGTATATGTTCGGAGTGCGCCAGAAACTGGCCTAAGTCTTTTATTCAAGATGAACCTACTGAAGGAGTTTTATTCTCATGATAACCTTTGGACATGAAACAGATCGCAGAGTGATCGCCTACATGCAAACAACTTTAGGTAAACTCAAGATCGGATCAATCGAGCAGATAGATGTCAGCAGAAAATCAAAAATATACAAGTGTGAGCACAACTCAGGACGGGCCTACGACTGCCCAACGCTCGGAGTCGCATACCGATGGTTCGAGCAGTTCGGGGATCTCAAAGACGTTTCACTTCACGAGGTGGAAAACGAAAGTGAAGAAGAGCAAGAAAGGGAAGGGGTCCTACTCTCGAAAATCTCTCGGCTCGAAGCTGAGAATCGAGAGCTTAGAAAGAGAAACATAGACCTTCAAAAGGCTTTTACTAAAATCATAAATGCTCTCAAAAGAGTTTAAGAATATGGCTAAAAAGGGGGAATGGGTCATCCAGTCTCAGATGGAGATGGATGGCTCTATCTCTTACATTATCCAGCATCTGGTGGACGGATACCCAAGCCAGACGATAGGCTGGTTCAAGTCTGTCGATGAGGCTAAAAAATACATAAATGATTACTTGTTTTCTCATGAGGATTCGGTATTATGAGTACCTTTCACTTTCCAAAAGGAGATATATGAACCAAATGAAAAGAGAGCTTGAAAACAAGCTGAACGAGTTGGGTGTAGACTGTGTTAGAATAGGAAAGGATGTTCTCTTTGACCTTAATGGGAAGCCTGTCGAAGCGAAGGTCAAGGAGATCATCCAATCCTGTCGGCAACACCCGAAGGGTGCTGTTGTAGCAGAGTCTGGTGACTATACCTATATGTTTGATCCTGCTGGTGCGAAAATAAAGTAAGTAAATATTACTTGTTTCTAATGTAAACATATGTTATCATATTAGCATATAAGGATGAAACGGACACACATCCACAACCCGTGGAGAAGTCACAAACCAGTTAAAGAGTCTCTTCTGAAGGCAACCCGTGAATGCAAGTTCATTCACTTATCCAACGAAGAGATCCTTGCCAGAGATTTAGAGTGGGAGAATCAATACCCCAGCATGAAAGAGAGGGCAACGAAGGATCATGAGAAGATTGATACGCTGGGAGTAAATATTATAAATGTAGACACGAAGCCTGCATTGTTGAATAAAGTTGAACATCCTACAACGAAGTCAGACAATGATTATTCCAGTACCAAAAACTTACCAGCCGAAAGCGGAGATCTTGTATCAAAGCTCCAAGCTGAGCTTGAAAGAATTCTCGGAAAAGAAAATCGAGTGGGGCAAGGCGGGACATTTTAGTGCCAGCCTAACACCTTCGTTAATGGGGCTATACGGCTCGCCACTTAAAGTTTTTGAGCAGATGCGGACAGGCCAATGGGACGATCTGTCTCAAGTAGCGTCAGTCCAGTTTGGACAGCTAATGGAAAAATGGGTGGCAGAAAAAGCATGCGAAATGCTGAAAATGGATGCGTTCAAGTGTCCATATTATCTAGGTGCAAGGTCAGGTACGTGGCTGACCTGCTCGAAGGATTTTCATATGGCTGACGAATCTGAAGGAAGGTGGGCAATGGAATGCAAAACGACTAGCTCTTTTGGCACAAAGAAACAACTAGGTTCGCACCTTTCTTCAGATACAAGCCTCGCCTACGAGACTCAATGCCAACATCAAATGATGGTAGACGAGCTTGATGGCGTTTACAATGCGGTTCTATGTCTGGAGAACCGTCATTCTATCCCCAACGCAGTTCGTCACTTGCAGGATGGCGTCCCTGCTGGCGAGATCATGCGTGAGATCCCACATGAACTGAAGATTTTCGTGATCAAACGTAACGAAGAAGCGATTACGCAGATACGAAATTATCTGGTGAAGTGTCGGGAGTTGTTTGTAACAGGGGGTTCCCCGCCTGCTGACCCATCCAGTCACCTGTCTGTCTATCTGAAGTCGAAGGATCGTAACGGCATGTTCGTAGAAGCTGACGAGAAGACAGAGAATCGCATCCAACGCATCCAGTCTCTCAAGAAAGAGAGTAAGCACTTGGCTGAGGAAGCCAAGTATCTTGAGAACGAGCTGATGAAGGCTTTGGAAGATGCGACAGGGTACACGTGGGAAGGTGAGAAACGGTTTGAAGTCAGGCAAATCGAATCAAATCGATTCGACTCAACTCGATTCAAATCAGATCACCCATCACTTGCAGAACAGTACATCAAAACCTCAACCTCAAACCAAGTTAAGATTTATGACAGAGCGTAATCTTAAAATTGAACAGCGCATTGCTCACGTAAAACGTGACCTGTGCGAGCAAGGTATCGCCAAGGCGAACCAAACCAACTTTGGCGGGAAGTACAAGTATCGTGGTGTCGATTCCACGATGGCTACAGTATCCAGTCTTCATGCGAAGTACGGTGTTAATTTCAGCATCAACAGGATCGATCACTTCAACGTAGCCCAGCAGGGTAATAATACACATATTACATGCTTATTTGTAATGCGGTTCTCATCATCTGACGACAAGAGTGATTACGTTGAACATGTATGTATTGGGGAAGGTTTTGATCAAGGTGATAAGGCATCTGGGAAAGCCCACTCTTATGCTTATAAGAATGGGATGTTTAGCTTCTACGAAATCCCTGTCGAGGGACAGGAAGTTGATTCGTATGACCCAAGAATTGATAACGAAGCATCAGCCGATAAGTCTGAGCTTGATGCGAAGAGTGAGAACAGCATCCCGATGCCAGACAAGGTGAAGGATGCTGTAAGGGAAGCCAGTGATTCGGATTTTCTAGGTGGTGCACCAGTTTCTGAAGAAAAAGGATCCCCAGCCAAAGAAGTCAAAGAGCTTCGGGCTAAACAAAAAGCGAAGAAGGCTGAGAAGGAAGAGCATCAGAAGCTGTCCTTAAAAGAGCAGGCAATTGAACGGTTGTCAAACGCATCAGCTACACTGGCTGAATTCTGTGAAACAGACACCTATAGTTTGGAAGAAGGCAAGCAGGCCAGAAAGTTTCTTGTCGATATATTGAACAAAGACAAGAAGTTGCTTGAATTAACCGATGAGGCTGACTCTGTTGTGCGGGAGATGCTGAAACACACAAAGGAGAAGATTACTAGGATGGAGACAAGCAAGACCAGCGAAGCTGTTGCTGACCTTGCTCGGAAGAAAATGGAAGAGATGGGCTAACGTCCTGCGGGTCTGCCAGCGATCAGCTCGGCAGGCCGTTGCTTCCAAGGGGAGCCGTCATTAAACTCGTTCTCGAACTCATCAAGAACCATTGTCAACAGAAAAGCAAAACAGAGGATATATTTTTATGACAAGACTGGATCGGGAGTCTCCCCTTTTCAGTCTCGTTGTTAAAGGATCTCCACTGATGTATCTGATGCAGATTTATGATTACAAAACAGGGGTTTGCCCTACTACTATTCAGCAGATACAAGTCGAATGCGGTTTAACCAGACAGCAGGTTCGGACTGCGCTTAAGAATCTTGAAAAGGATAATATCCTTACAGTTTCAACTTACGCTGGCGCTATTAAAGGTGAGCGAGGTTTTAGGAAGGTCAGTACGATTACTTTCAACCTTGAGCATGAACTCTTCAAAAAACCGAAAGGGTATCTGGGGACAAGCGTAGAGATCCCTACAGTTGAGGTTGAAGAGGGCTACCCGAAAGAGTTTGACGAAGACTGGAAAGTCTACTGCGGTAAGAGCAGAGACAAGGTAGGCCAGAAGAAACCTGCATACAAGTCTTGGGTGAAGGCTGTCTCGAAACACGGCAGAGATCGTGTTATGCAGGGCACTATCGCCTATGTAGCGATGTGTGAGAGTAAGAACCCGCCACAATGGAAGAAGAACGGAGCGACTTGGTGGAATGCCAAAGAAGCTCGTTATCTTGATACTGAATTTCAGCAGAAGGATCACCCCTCAATAGCGTTCTGGAAGCTGATGAACTCCCCGATGCTGGGGAACATTTTGAACGGTGATTCTAAGATTGTTATCCAAGGCGATCAGTATATGGCTGAAGCCTTGGTGAGACTTAAGGGCTCTGACCCGTATTTGGGTACGACCCTAGACAGGTTGAGAGATAAGAAATTTGAGGAAGCCTTTAAGAAAAGTTATGAACTCGCAAAACGGAGTCCGTCACCAAGGACGGAAATATACACAACACATGACCAAACAATCATCTGGAATATCGGACCCGATATCGATACTGGATCAGAACCGAAGATCGGAGAAAGCACTTCTCGGATCATTAATAGCTGATCCAGATTTAATCGAGGGAGTTTACTCCCTTATAAGAGCTGACGATTTCGAGTCTGAATCCAACCGTTTTATCTGGGAATCCATCATTGCGATGAACGCACAGGATGTCCCAATCGATGCAACAACCATATCTTCAAGACTCAAGGGTAAGCAGATAAAGCAGGATTACATTGAAGGTCTGACCCTTTTTAGTCAGAATGACCCTGAACTTGTTAACCAATACGCTCTAGATGTTAAGACTGGGGCTTCAGGTAGGAGACTTGTGGAGTTGGGGACATTTTTAGGTGAGCAGATATACGCTGGTGGTGAGCCCGATGAGCTGTTGCAGATAGCTCAGAAAAGGCTCGACAATCTATCAGAGAACGGGGTCAGAAGGTCTTCCAGTTTCCACGAAGGCTTTCTTAATCTAGTGCAGGTGCTTGATAATCCTGCATTGGCGAGCGAGTCGAAGCGCATTCCCACAAAATGGAAGTCTATAGATAAATGGCTGGATGGGGGCCTACAGTTGGGCCAGCTTGATGTGGTTGCTGGACGGACTGGGATGGGTAAAACCAGCTTTGCCACCAGCCTAATGACCAACGTGGCAAGTCAGCAGATACCCTGCTTGATGCTATCCATCGAGATGCCAGAACCCCAGATCGTCAGAAAGATTCTCTCTGGGTATTGCAGAATTCCAGAATCAAAGCTTTCTCAGCAGGACCTTAATAAGGACGACTGGACTGAAATTTTTTCGAAGAATAAAGAGCTGAGCGAGTTGCCTGTCTATATAGACGACACCAGCAGAACGCTGTTTGAATGTCTGAACAGTATCCGCAGTCATGTTCGCAGGTATGGCGTTCAGTTTGTGGTGTTGGATTATATACAGCGGGTTAAGGTCCCCCAGCGTGATGCGAGGTATCTTGAAGTTGGTGAGATATGTGACGACCTAGCTGATCTAGCCAAGCGGATGCAGATCAATATTTGTGTTCTGAGTCAGATCAATCGAGGCGTGGAGAGTCGAGCGACAAGAAAACCAGTGATGAGTGACCTATCCGAATCTGGGAAGATCGAAGAATCTGCATCACGAATCTTTTTACTGTATCGGGATGAAGCCTACAATCACGATACGAACGATAAGGGTACGGCAGAAGTCAACCTAGCGAAGAACCGCTTTGGTGGTATAGGTACTACCAAAATGGCATTCGTTAAAGAATACACAATGTTCGCAGATTTAGCATGAAAGTAGCTTTTCTGGCCTTGGTACATCTCGTTTTAGGGATGTACGGGATAGCCCTTGTGATAATGTTTGCTTACTTGTTTACATTAGTTGTTGACAATTAATACTTACTTGTTAACATTATAGTATGTCTAGGATAAGAACAGTAGATAAGGCATTTGAAATAAAGATGCCTAATGCAGGTGAGCGGAATTTATACGCTATTACCGTTTTGGTGAAGTCTTACACACCTGAGACTGCTATTCAGGACTTTGGGGAAGCAAAACTTTACGGTAAGTATTTCTCCATTGACAGGGTGGATGAGGTTACGGATGAAGACGGCAATATCGGGTACGTCCCTCATCAACCTGAATCGAAAAACCCTAACTAGAGCGAAATTTATGGGAACACAAACGCAGATACGCACATCAGTTGGTGGAATCTTAGAGACAGATGGGCGTAGAAATTACAATGGCAGTGGTTCTAAAAAAAGAATCAAAGAGCAGGTCTTTGTTCTCACCCCAGATCAATTTGACATCTTCCCAGATACTGCAAATAGGCTGGGGGAAGGCATAGCCAACTCTCATATCTCTTCTCTCAAGAAGAGCATGAAGGAGTCTGGTTTTATGCAGAGTCAGCCCATTATTGTAAACGAAGCGATGAATATCGTGGACGGGCATCACAGGTTCGTCTCAGCGAAGGAACTTGGCATTCCTCTTTTCTATAAAGTGGTCCCCGATGCTGATTTGTACAAATACGCAAAAGCAACATCCGTTGTTAAGCGTTGGACTAGCAACGATTGGGCAGAGTACCACGCCGACAGTGGTGACGATGACTTCATTAAGCTGAGAGGCTTGATGATCGAATTTGATCTGCGTTTGACTGTAGCAGTGCCACTGGCTGAAGGTACGTCAACAAGAGATCGTAGCTCAACTGTAGTAAAGATGCGTGACAAAAAAATGAAGGTTGCCAGTTGGGGTGATGCTTTCAAGAGAGCGAAGATGCTCCGAGAAGTCAGATCCATCTCCGCAAAGACAGCTTCTTATGCTTCTTATCAGAATGCTTGGGTGTCTGTTTCTCGTCATGAGAAATACAACCATCAGCACTTCATGAATAAACTAAGAAGATACGTGAGCTTCATTCGAGAAGAACCTACAACGAGCCTGTACATCGAAGCCATCCTGAACGTCTACAATTATAGAACGAAGAAGGATAACAAAATTGGTTACAAAGATTTTAAATAAAAAAATGAAATGACCTTCCGATCAAAATTAACATTAATCATGTCTGAGAAAGGTCTGACGATTCAGGATCTCTCTGACTTACTAAAGGTGTCACGTGTGTCTATTTCTCACTGGAGAAACGGGAAACGTACACCCTCAACTGGGAACCTTAAGAGGATGTCTTCTCTTTGGGGCATCCCTGTCGATTCTCTGCTGGATGATGATCTCGACTTGAAATCATTTCTGGCAACAGAGACTGCCCAGCGAGAGGTGGCAGTATAATCAAACACTCGCAGGTTAAGTCATATGCTACATCCTCTACGAGAGCAGGGGGAATCATGAACCCCTGCTCTTGTTTCAACTTAAAACCAGAGCAATCTTATGTTATGTCAAAACATGTGCGTATTTAGCGGAAGGGCTGGGAAAGACCCTGAAGCGATCTCAGTCGGCGAGAATACTGTGTTGAAGTTCTCTTTGGCGATTGATTCTCCGAGAAGAAACCAAGACGGAACTTGGGACAGCAACACCAGTTGGGCTGATTTAGAATTCTGGGAGCAGGGTGAAAGCTCTGTCGGCAACCGTATCCGCAAAGTCAGTAAGGGTGATGTTGTTTCGGTTCATTGTACATACCGTACCAACAAGAAAGAAATCGATGGTGTTAATCGAACCTTCTACTCGTTCAAGATTCAGAATATCTATCTGAGCGAGTTCCCTAAACAAGAAACCGATGATATCCCTTATGAATAAGCCGAGAGGGAAGGGAATTATTTTTCGTAATCGTACCACTGGGGAAGTGAATGCGAAGAAGGGGAATATTTTCAACCCATCTCGTTCTGAGGTTCAAGAGGCAGTCAATCGGTTTCTTGAAGGTGGTGGGGTTATCGAGAAGCTCAGTGAAGAGCTGGGGCTGACAGCGGATGTCAAAGTGCCCGTCACCGGATTTGCTAGGGCAGGCCACGGGGGTCTTAGTGGGCAGGAAGTAGGGTACGAGATTCCCCGTGAGTCTGCTCTTGATTACATAAACTATCCTGCACTATGAAAAAAGAAGGCACATATGGAAAAGGCTGGTGGCCTGCTGACGAGATGATGTTCATCCGTCAGATTCCAGAGTTGTGTGCCGAACGGAACAACGACCCCATAGCTTGTCTCCGTGGCTACCTCAAATCCATCCCAGTAAGGAAGGACTGGGGTCGTTACATTCGTGAGTCTGACATTCAAGGCTTCATCTCTGAAGCACATTACCAGATAAAATTATTGAGTTGAAGTGATATGATATGATAACATCTGTTATCATGTCTATTATTACTGTAGGTAGCACCAAGGGCGGTACTGGTAAATCCACGCTTTCTTCTAACCTTTCTGTATTGCTTAGCACGAATGGTTATGAGACTATGTTGGTGGACACTGATCGCAACAACAGTGTCTCGCTCTGGTCAAGGATGCGGGGCGAGAATGCCGTCAAACCCCGTATCCCTACTGTCCTTCTTCTGGACAAAACCCCAGTAACGGAGCTGGTTAATACCTAATCTCTGGTGGGGTTGACTCCACTACAGCTCTCAGCATAGCGTTTCTCATCTGAGTCAGACGGTTGGTTCTCATGTCTTTCAGGTCTGTATCTATATTCGGATCTGATCTGATTCGTGCTATCTCGTTGTTAATCTCCGAAGCTCTTCTCTGTATGCGATTAAAACCCTTGCGATACTGAAGCATCAATTTCTTCTTCTCTTGTATCGACTGTGCCCTCTCGATCTCACCCAATTCCCTCAGCTCACGCATATCACTGAATACTCGGTTCATCTCTCGGCTCATATAGTAGAACTGCGTATTGAACCTAGAGTTAACCCTTCTTTCTGGATCGTCTACAAACCTTTTAACAATAGGTGCTCTTGTGATCTGGAACCCAGTTGGTAGGGCTGTCTTGCCTTGCGCCACTCTAGTGATAGCATCTGCACCCGCCAGAACATTCGCCCCAATCCACCCCCCAAAACCATTCACAAGATACTGTATCTGCACTGGTGAGTAGGTGACTGCATCCCAAGGTATGACAGAGTGTACCGACTGTGAAAGCAGAGTTGAGAACTCACTGGTGTAGGCACTACGCCTTTCTTCTGGGGACAGGTTCTGCATTGATATTGATTCAATCGGACGATCTGTAAATGGGTTTTTGTTCGAGTAGATATCCATAAACGGACGGAAGAGAGCAGGACGTACATCAAATGCAAGTGTCCCTTCCAGAGCATGCAGTAGTCGATCAGCAAACAGCTTCCCGTGTACCTCATCATCAGCGAACTGTTCTACTCCTCTTTCCACTAATGTAGCTATGACCCCAAGCTCGAATGCTTTCGGGATGCGGAAAGCAACATCAGTGAATGGCATCTTAAACCAATGGTATGTATCCCTGTCCCATTCTTCTCTTGATTCAAAGTCTGGGTCGTCTTTGTACATTAGGTACAACGCAGTTGAAGCCATCACATATCCTCCCAGCGTTGTAATTAACCTCATCCTCTGCGATGGGTCAGCATACGCACGACCTAACTTGTACAAACCCTGTAACCTTGCATTCAAGAACGGGCTGAAGCTGGCAAGATACTGAATCACCCCAAAGCTCCCAGTCGAGCTGAAGTCCATCAGATCCCTTGCGTTGTAACTTGCTTCGAGATGGGACATACCCTGCTCTCTGAGTCTATCGTAAAGTGCGACTCTGTTTACGTTCTCCAGTCTGTTGCCTAGCTTGTCATACTTATCAATGGTTGCTCCCCAAAGCCTTTTGCCAGCCTGAAAAGCCACCTTCTGCAACCTGTTGAAGTTTGAGAATCCCTCTGGAGAGTCGAGAACAAACTCTTTGTTGATACCGGCCTGAATCATTCTCTTGGCGATATCTGGATCTGCCCCGTTCATAGCGCCGAACTGGAACATCCCCCCACCTGCTGTCAGATACGCCTGTGTCTTAGCATCCTTTTCAGTTCCCTTCCAACCGTTGTAGATGTTTGCAAATGGGTTAAGGCTTGTCCCAGTTACAGCTACAGAGTTAATCGAGTCTCTTATAAGGTTGGCAATCTTAAATTCAGGACTGAAAGTTACAGAATAGGTGAACCACCGCTTTGTTCCCCTCATTATGTTGAAGAAAGGATTGTCTCTGCCGACTTGGTTAAGGGCCTGCAAAGATTCGAGATAGAGCGGATCTTCAATGTAATAGTATTGTCTTTTGCCCCCTTCCATCACGTGGACAATTTGTCCCCCGTCTGGGACGATCTCTTGATCAAACATCCTTTTTGCTGGGAAGTCTTCAGGTCCCACCGCCATCGGGGTGGGGAGATTTTTCATCTCTTTGATTGCTTCTTTCCCAGCGTTGTTCTTCAGAGATGCGCTGATCAGATGGTTCCAGTTCATCAACGTGTTCTGAAGCAGATCACCCAAATGTTTATCAGACCCTTTCAGCTTCTGGTAGGCCTTTTGATTGACAAGACCACTCAGTGTTCTTGGCCCTGAACCCGATTGATTGTCTTCCTCAAGCAATCTGTAGAACGGTACATAGAATTGGTTCTCCCATATCTTTGCTGTCTCATCATCGATAAGCCCAGACTTTCTGGCGATCTCTGTGACTGAGTTCTGTATTGCTTTAAAGTCTTTGTAAACATCGTCAAACAACTTCTCACGTGATACAGATTCTCCCGTCAGAGCATTTATTGTCTGTCCTTGGTTGAACGTAAGAGCAGTCTCCATTTCTTCGTCAGAGAGGAACTTTAAGGCATCACGTGGGGTCTTTGGGTCATTCTTCAAGTCTCTGTGACGTTGTGAAGCAATCCAACGCAGGAACACATCGAGATCATTCCCTAGAGGGCTTAACGCTTCGACCAGACTCTTGCTGTCTGGGTCTACGGTTATAGCTCCATCCTCATCCATACTGATGGTTCCGTATCTGAACAGAGCATCCAGCGGACCATCTGAAGAGTTGGACATTCTTGCTAGGATATATGCTTTGACGCTCAATCTCTTGAGTGATGCAAACTTGTCGAATACCCCCTGTCTAAGTTTCATTCCTATGTCATGAAACATGAACTCAAGCTTGTTCTTGAGCGTCTGCCCTGCAAGCGGGTTTCCGAACTGAGGTATATTAAATACGCTTGCCTGCTCCGCTGACATCCAGCTAGGTGCGGTCGAGTCTTGTTGCCTGCGTGAGATGATTGGACGGTCAGCGTCTGGGGCTATGCTATAGCGGACCTTACGCATCTCTGGGGTGTATTCTTTTGTAAGTGCGCCAAACTGCTCATCCAGAAAGACAAGAATCGCATCATCCTGACTCCGTATGCTTTCTCTCTCATACACAAAGTTTAGTGGAGCATTTTTCGGTTTGTTTAACTCAAGAATATTACTTTCCTCGAAGCGATACTGTTGGTCACGAGCTTCCATCTCGCCAAGGTTTCTTTGATACTGTGCAAACGGTTTAAACATGTTCGGCATCAGTAACTTTAAATCAAGCCTTGCCTGCTCAGCTTCTGTAAAGAAGTCATCAAGTAAATTTTTAACGTCTACATCATTATCAAAATAGTATTCGCTGGGTTGCCCTTTCTCTGCTTTAATTTTTACAGTATATCCATCACTGGTTTTTTCAATATTTTCGTACAGGTTTGTAATTGTTTCGTCTAAGAACTTAGACTCCATAGAGAAGTAACTGAGGAACCTTGGGTTCCTGTACAATATATTTTCGTAGGCATCACGTAATACTTTGCTTGGGGACTTCTTTGCCCGTATTGTGCTTTGAAAATGTCTGTATACAACCTCACCTAACGTAATCTGATCCGATGTATCTATTATCGCATTAAGCTGTTGCCAGTCTTGCGTATATGCGTGTGTTAAAGCATCAGCTCTTTTGTGGTCAAACGGGTCATAGTTACCCTTTCCGCTTGCCCCCATAGCAAAACCACTAAAGTCCTGTATTGCATGCGTTAGCTCATGAAGTATGACGCTTCTCAAGCTGTCATCGAATTGAGACTTAGGGCCTACATGAACCAGTTTTGGGTTGACGTAGATCGTCTGACCTAACTCATCGTATGCACCCAGACCCAGTATGTCTGTTCGGAACACAACACGATGGTTCATCATGATTTCAGGGAATCTTTGCTCTAACTCTTTGTGGCGTATGATATCCAGAAGCTCGAACTCCCCATCACGAGCGTTGAACTTCATCAGCTCGTAATCGTCTATCTCATCCTTGTACTTACTCATCTCCCCAGTGCGATGCAACTGTAGTAAATCTTCTACAGACTTATTTACTGGTTCAAATTCTTTTTCCAAACTTTTGTTCAGAAAATTCTTATTAATTAGTAAGACAGGGGCCCCATCTTTGTCGTAGTCTGGGATCTCAAATCTCCACCCTCCATCACGTAGCATATACCAACCACCGAGCATTCCTCTGTTCTTCCTTGACCAGTCAGACGCTTTAATCATATCCTTTCGGGATATACTGTTTCTTGCAGAATCTGTATCCCACTCATATGGCTGTATAAACTTCCCATTGAGCTGGGTTCTCATGTAGTCAGAGAGCTTTTCTCTGGCTACTTCCAAGTTCAGTGACTCTTTGTTTGAAAGCCTAGCTGAGGATGTTCCGAGTGAGTAACGGATACTGTTTGCTTCTGGGAAGATGGTTGAAGCCTGCTCTTCTGTAATCGGTTTAGGTGTGAATGTGGCATCATAACGTGGGTCTGATGCCACTCTGGGGTTGTCTCTAAACTTCTTCTCAGCTTGTATGACAAGGTTGCGGATCTCTGCATCCGACATTTCCCTGCCGAAGACTCTGGAGAAGAAATCTTTAATGATCTGGAGTATTCGTTGAGCTACATTCTGGTTTGCTCTCCCCTCCGCAATTTCAGCTATTAGCTCTTCAGTGGCTATGCGTTCGCTTACGCCTAGTTCTTTTGCTTTTCTTCTGACATCAAGTTTTCTTTTACTAATTATTTCATCTAAAAGTTGGTTGAAACTTCGCTCTCCGAGAAACTGCTTGATACCGTAATGCCCAATACTCTCGTGGAACAGGATTGCTCTGGCAGTGTTCTGGTCACGTATGTTTTCCGAGATCAGAAGTACGGTATTGTCATCAATGAGCGCACCTCTGGCACGTAGGTCGATGTCATACCCAGCCTGCTTTGCGTCCTCAATGGAATCGAATACCTTATATTTGAGCATCCTTGCCCCAACAAAACGCTGAGTGAAACGTGCTAGTTCCTGCACTACTACTGCTGATGGAATGCCCCTCCCGACATCCTGCACAGGTGCTTGGCTTAGCTTCCTTACGTCAATATCTGCTTGGGTTCTGAATGAAGGCTGAATAAGAGCCTTGGCAAACTCCTGCAACTTCTTCGTCTTGATGGCTTTACCGCCTTCAGGTTTAAAGTTGATTTTGTAGATTACATCGACTGGCTGGTTGTTGTTCACACCCTGAAACTTGTCCTGCTTTGTAAGAACAATATTCAGTGTTCTTGTCCCCGCATCCGAAGTCTGCATGACAGGGATATCTTTAGGTGTGATTCTCTCGATGAAGTCATCTGGGAGAAACTTGTCGTATTCGCTCCTCCCGAATACCCCAGTATTGATGTCTATGTAGGCATCACGAACACCAATTTCTTTGATGTCCTTGATCATGTCTTCAAACTCAGCAAAGGCTGGGGAACCTTTTACTGGGTAGTCTTTTCTTGTTATGGAAGATAAAGATGGCTGACCGTTTTGCTGGAAGCTTGCGACCTTGACGATATCTAGGACTTCGTTTTCAAGCTTCCCTACCCTCACCAGATCGGTTAAGGAATTCACGCCGAGATAGTTTCTGAATATATTCCCTATGTATTCATCGCCATATGTGAACTCAAGCTTCTCGTCTTGTATCCCTATAACGGGGATGCGAACACCTAATTCTTTGTCTGCATAATCAATAATCTTTTCGGCTACAGTAGGGGGCAGGTCAACGGATTTACCTTTCTTTTTATTGTAGGCAATATAGTCTTCTGCTCTCTTTTCTGTTCCCTTCTGCATCGTGAGGTTCTTGATGTCCTCAACGGTTCTCACAACACCATCATTCCTAGCGTTCTTGAGTGCAGATACTTGTTTATTGTTAGTGAGCCCGAAGATATTCTGTTGCTTGCCATCGTCATCTTTAAAGACAACCAGCCTGTTGTCAGCAGTCTCATCGAACTGTGTCTCAACTTGTTGTACTGCTACCTCTGCTTCACCTTCTTCGGTAAACCCAGTCGTTTTTTCTGTTACCTGTTCGTCAGTGTCTTGCAGTCTTGATGGGTCTGCTTTCTTCTCTGTTGTTTTGGCAGGTACTATTCTTTTCTTTGGTCTGGTGCTGGCTTTGGGTGGGGCCTTCTCCTTCGCTTTCGGTTCTTCAGCCTTTACTTCCTTTTTCTTTTTCCCTGCATCTATACCGCCTGCTGATTTTTTAGGGGGAAGCTTATCTACTACTGGGTCTATTATAGATCTTAGTTTTTCAATATTTTTCTTCAGATTAGCACGAGTATCTTTTTTGCCATTAGACACTGGTCCAAACCCTAACCCCTTGGCAAACAGTTTTGATAGTGCCTTTACACCAGAGTCTGTATCGACTTGCGGTGCTATAACATCAGTCAGCTTGTTTTTATTTGCTGTGTCATTCAGTAATTCAGCAATCTGTTTTAAGGCAGGGCTGTTGTAATAAGCATTAATCTCTGCTTGAGTTCCTTTGTTGAACCAACCTTCGTTTGATATCCCAAGGATCGGGTAGAACTGCCCAGACTTGACATTCTTTTTCCCACCCATACCACTGGATAGATAGAACGGAACAACTATACTGAAGTTTTTCTTCGACTTACCACCATAGATGTCTTGATTTATCTCAAGTAAAACAACAGTCCTCCCGTTTACCTCCGCAACAGGACTGACCAGTCCATTCTCCAGTCTCATTTCTACTGGGCGAACGCCTTTTGCCTGATACAAAGAAGCGATCTTTTTTCTGATCTGTCTAATATTCTTCTCCCACCCCTTCAGATCAGACTTACCGTCTTCCTTTTTTACCTCTTCCTCTACTTTTGTTTCAGCAGGCTTTTCAGGTTCCTTTGGTGGGCTAGGTTCCTTCTTTCTAGTTCTTCTGGGTTTTGCGTCTTGCTTTTTAGCTTCTGGGGTTGGCTCTTCTGTCTTTTTAGCAGTATCTTCCTCAGCAGTTGCTCTCTTAGTATCATCTTGCTCCTCAGCCTGTGCGGGTTTCTTCTTTTTGGTTGGCTGTTTCGGCTTTGCAGTCTCTTGTGCTGGCTCTTGTACAGTTTCTTCCGCAGGTTTTGTCTCAGATGCAGGGGGTTTCTTTGTAAGAGTGATGGTTTCTTTATCACCAATCTTGGTGATCATCTGTTCCTGTTCAAGTTCAGCTCGTGTGAACTTGTCTATGGGTCCTTTGTTGTCGTGGAAGGTGGTTTCAGTAATATTGCCATCATCATCTCTCTGCATGTCAAAACGAGAGATGTTCGGGTTTCTTTTTACTTTATCAGCACGTTCTTGCAGGGGGCCTGCTAGGGGCCTGCCCTCTGGGGACGGTGGTGGTGCAGGTTCTTGTACAGGTGCGGGTTTAGCTTTAGGTGCGGTAGCAGGTTTAGCTTTAGGTGTAGGTGAGGGCGCTTTCTGTCCGATTTTTTTCCTCAGAACTTCTTCGCTTCCGTCCTTGCCTTGCTGTTCTCTTGCTCTTCTTTGCCATTCTTTTGCTTCTTTCTCAGCCTCTCCCTCCTTTTGGGCTTTTTGTTTCTTTTTATCTGTAGCAAAAGCAACCAACTTTTCTTGCTGGGCAGATGGTTGCTCCTGCCCCTCTTTCTTTTTGGTTCTAGGTTTTGCAGATGGTTGTTCAGCCTTCTGACCAGTCTGACCTGCTTTGGCCTTCTGAGCTGGCTTAGCCTTCCGCTGTGACTTGGGTTTTAATACTTCTTCCGCATCGGCTTTTTGCCCGTCATCTTTCTGGGTTTGCTCTTTGGTTTCATCGTCTTGCCGTACATCACCTGACCTCCTTTTCTTAATTAGGTTGTTAACATAATTTCTGAAGGACTGGTCATTGTCATACTCATCTCTGAGTAGGTCTGCCTCTATCCTTCGTAATGCCCCTTCTGCGCTCTCTTGCTCTCTCTCCTGCTGTTGCCTTTGCTGTCTTCTTAGCTCGTTGGTGTCTACTGTAGTATCTTCCGTTATAGTCGGTGGGAAGAACTCTGCCTCTGTTTCTGGGGATTGCCTTGCTTCAGGTCCCCTCTGTCGAGCCGTTCGTGTAGCTCGATCTTGTGGAGTGTAGGGTTCCCCTACTGTTTGGAATCCTTCGTATGGGACAACTTGTTTGTAGGCATCTGGGTACGGGAGTTCTGTTCCTGTTCTGACTCTGGCAGATTCGCCCATAACTTCTTCAGCAGTGCTACCGAGATCCGCTTCCGCTCTTCGTCTGGTTCTCTCAGCAGGCGCATCAAAGCCTTGTTCGGCTTCGGTTTCTTCTCCCATTCGGAAGTCTCTTGGCGAGACTGCTGGCGGATAGAATGGTGTAGCAACTCGTGCCGAATCCTCCTGCATACTCCTTCGTGCATCGAGGTCAGACATAAGCGAATCCATTGCATCGGATGCGAGAGGATTGTCACGATGCATTTTGATCCACTGCTCAACCGCTTGCTGGCCTTCTGCCATAGCCTTCCCGAGACTTGTTCGTAGTTGATAACGAGTCTTATCTTTATCAACCCTATAGTCTGTGACGACTCCCTCATTAATGTCTTTAATCTCCTGCTCAACGACCACACGCTCCGCTGTACCCAAGTTATATCTGCTTCTGATCGCCTCGAACTGAGATAGGTTCCCCGATTCAATCGCATCTCTTATCTCCTGCCGTATGTTCTCTCTGGGCAGATCACGCATTCTATTAACACCAGCCCTTACCGTCCCGAATGCGCCACCTGAAATAGCACCCAGACCTCCAGAATATAAGACGCTTCCGTAGTCTATATCCTTAATAATGCTGGCATTAAACCTGTCTGGGGCTTCACCCTCTGGATCTGTCTCAAGTTTTTGTATCTGGTATGCTGTCTCAGCTTGTTGTAGAAAGTCCTGCGCTCCTTCTTCAATACCCTCTGCACCTGCTACAGCACCACCACGTATCGCTACATCTCTGAC